ACCATAGGGTGTAAACACAGAGAAAAGCAAAGCCACGCCGAGAGAGTTAGCGTGGCCTTGCGACAAGGAAAAGAGAGGGAAACCTTGCCAGTAAATAAATTACCAGCAGAAACTAACGAGTTGCTTGATGCTGTCCTACTTGGTGACTTTGCCAACGGCAGTCAAGAGTGGCACGATCTACGCAACGAGCCTGGTGCAGTCGGTGGCTCAGACATTGCTGCCATTACCGGACTTAGCACTTGGGAATCAGCAATTACTAAGTGGGCTAAAAAGACAGGTCAGATACCTGATGAAGTTACACCTAACATGAGCATGAAGCTTGGCACAATTCTTGAGTCACCTATCTTGAACTTGTTTGCTAACGAGCATCCTGAATTAGAAATCTTTGAAACAGGCACTTGGGCAAACAAAGAAAACCTTTGGGCCAGATCAAACCCAGACGGACTTTACAAAGATGCTGATGGCAACTGGGGAATCGTTGAGGTCAAGTTCAGTCGAGATTACTGGTCAGGTGTGCCACAGGCTTACCGCGCTCAGGTTCTTTGGTACATGCGTATCTTCGGTATCAAGCAAGCAAAGCTAGTCGCGCTCGCAGGATCAAGCTACATGGAGTTTGACATCGAGTGGGATGAGTTCGAGGCTCAGACACTTTGGGATGCTGCTGTCAGGTTTAGACAGGCTTGCCTAGACATGAAGATGCCCTACTGGGATGGAAGCAACTCAACCCTAGAAACAATTAGGGCGCTATCACCTGGCATCGTTGATACCGAGGTTGACCTTGACGACTTGGGTATGCACTACCTAAATTCGGTCAGCGACTTTGAGCAAGCTAACGCCAAAATGACAGACCTAAAAGCTAGAGTTATAAATGCAATGGATGGGGCAAAACGAGGTCTAATCTTTGGTGAGCATCTGCTTAGCCTTAGATCAAGAGCTGGTGGAGCGCCTTACCTACACCACGAGAAAGGGAAATAAATGGCACACTTCAACCTCAACGAATATCAAACTGTACAAGAGCGCATAGATTTATTTTGGAAAAGATTTCCAGAGGGTCGCTTCAAGCTAGACATCGTTAGTCAGTCCGATACCCAAGTAATCATCAAGGCTTCGGTCTGGACAGACAAGAACGACAAGCACCCGACCACAGTTGACTTTGCGGAAGAACGCATTGGCACATCACCAGTAAACAAAATTAGCCATGTCGAGAACTGTGCCACAAGCAGTTTAGGCCGCGCAATTTCGGCACTCGGTGGCGAGTTTAGCCCTAAAGGTAAAAGACCTAGCCGTGAGGAAATGGACAAAGTTGCCAGAGGTTCAAAAGCAACTACTAAAGATTGGCTAGCAATGGCTGATGCATTAGGCAATGACATTGAGGGTTTACGATTGTTGTACAGCCAAGCTAAGACAGGTGGCGCAACCGATGACACACTCGACAAGATCAAGGCAATAGCTAATGGACTTACAGGCAAAGAGGATTCTTCTGGCCTCACTTCTTGAAACTCAGGAGTGCTTACAAGAGCAGTTTGAGATAGGCGACTTTGATTCAATCAGTGTCATTTGGAAGTTACAAAGAGAGAAAGCTGAGAGGCTAAAAAATGGAGATTATTACACCGAGCCACATAGTCGAGGAACTACAAAGGCTGACCAGGGAGATGGACAGGGGAGCTAGCGCTCTGTACGATGCTGAGTGCAAGCTGGCAGATGCTGAATCGGCTTATGACCGAGCTGTATCGCTGGCGTTTATAAACAACTCTGGGACAGTGGCAGACCGACAGGCTGTGGCTAAATTACAAGCAGTAGAGGAAAAGCTCAAGGCTGACCTTGCTAGGGCTGAATACAACAGGGTCAAAACCAAGATGAAAACCCTGTCAGATCAAGCCACAATGATGGCTGTAATGAGCAAGAATGTCGAACTTCAGTGGCGACACGCCTAGCTGGTAGCCTTGTCGGGTGATAGCGGAAACCTGTTCTTGTGGAGCCAGATTCAAGACTGACCATAGCCAAGCAGTAAAGTTAGTCAGAGAATGGCGGCGCAAGCACATCTGTCAGACCGACATAACCGACATAACCGACACTCCCACCAGCGGAATAGCTGACACACAAATAGCTATGGGTTTCCAACCTGGTGAAGTGCCGGCTAAAGAATACGATCCTTGGGATGAATAAAAAACAGTTTGAAAAATACCTAGCTCGTGACAAAGGTTGCTGGCATTGTGGCACTGACGGCGATGACCTAATTCCACATCACAGAATCAATCGAGGCATGGGCAGTAAGAACCACCTAGCTAACCAACCTAGCAACATCATCACGCTATGCGCTGAGGCTAATGGCTTGTTAGAGTCTGATGCTGCTTTTGCACGGCTAGGTCGCAAGTTGGGTTGGAAGCTTAGAAGTTTCGAGAATCCGGTTGATGTGCCAATCTTCGGTCACGGCGGCTGGTGGCTTCTTACTGATGATTTTAGAAAATTTTTAGTTGAAGCAGAAGATAACTTAGATTAGGTGCTAAAGTCCAGCTAGGGGTTTTACAAAAAGAGAGGGTAGCTAAATGAGCATTGAAGCTGTTGCGTTAGTTCTAAATCAATCAAAAGCAACCGGTAGGGCAAAACTTGTCCTGATTGGTATTGCCAACCATCTAGGAGATCAAGGCGCTTGGCCTTCGATAAGCACATTAGCCAGGTATGCCAACGCCTCAGAGCGTTCGGTCAAGCGTGACATACAAGAACTTGTAGAGCTTGGTGAGCTAAAAGTAGAGCTACAAAACGCACCTACTCGAACCCAATACAAGACAAATCTCTATTGGCTCACAATCGGGTCAGGGGTGACAGATTTGGCATCAGGGGTGACAGACTGGGTAAGCAGGGGTGACAGCTCAGGTAAATCAGGGGTGACACCTGTTGGCACGCAAAACATAATATTAACCATCAAAGAACCATCAAATAAACAGGCTGATAATGACTTTGATAATTTCTGGAAACTGTACCCAAAAAAGGTCGCCAAATCGGATGCTGTAAAAGCTTGGAATAAGGCAACTAAAAAGAAAACCGCTGATGAGTTATTGAAGCTGACCAAAGCCTACGCTGAGGGTCAGTTGCCAGAGGATAAATACATTCCGTATCCAGCCTCTTGGCTAAACAAGGAACTCTATGAGAGTGTTGAAGTCGCTGAAGCCAAACCATTGCCTAAGCTCTTTGTAGGGAGAATCAAATGACACAGTTCGAGCAGTCAGTAATCGGATCAATCCTACTGACCAATGGCAAGGCACTAGAAGAACTTACGCTTAGTCCATCGGACTTTGACGATCTACAAAACGAGCGCATTTACAAAACCCTGCTAGAAATGAAAGCAGGTCGCCAGCCGATAGATGTAATGACAGTCGGTGCAGCACTGCCAAAACTGGCTAGCTACCTTCACGATGTCGTCACAGCGACACCAACAGCCGCTTCGGTCAAGTTCTATGCCAGCAAGGTAATCGAAGAAGCTACAAGGCGCAGATTAGCTGTTGCCGGAACAATGATTCACAGCAAGGCTCAGCACGAGGACTTAGCAACAGTTTTTGACACAGCCAAGAAAGAGATTGATGACCTCATTGATCGCAACTCGGCAGTCAAGCCAAGCTATGTTGCTGATGAGCTGTTGCCTTACCTTGATGAGATAGACAAGCCTAAGCACTACCCAAACAGCCCTTGGCCTTTGCTAAACGACATCATCGCAGGATTCCGACCAGGCGCTCTTTACATCATTGGCGCTCGACCAGGTGTGGGTAAAACGATTGTCGGCTTACAGATTGCTTGGGAGCTATCTAAGCAAGGCCCTGTGTCGTTTCACAGCCTTGAGATGGGCAAGAACGAGCTTTACAACAGAATCATCAGCATGGAAGCTGAGGTTTACATCGGCAACATTGAAAAGGGAAATCTCAAAGAGTACGAGTGGGACAGGATTGCCGCAGTCAGGCAAGACATTCAATCTCACCAGCTTGCTATCCACGACAAGTCAGGTCAAAACCTCTTACAGATTAGAGCGCTCGCAAACAGCGTAAAAGGCAACAACAGGCTTGAGGCAATAGTCGTTGACTATTTAGGACTTATTCAAGACACCGAAAAGGGTCGCAAGCGCTACGAGATGATTACAGACATCTCAATCGGTCTAAAGAACTTGGCAAGGGACCTAAATGTTCCGGTCATAGCACTAGCTCAGCTAAACCGAGGACCAGAGCAGCGCAAGGACTCTGAGCCTGACATGGCTGACCTTAGAGATTCAGGTGGTATTGAGCAGGATGCCGATGCTGTTATCTTGCTACACAGGGTTAGGACTGAGGAAGATCAGTTCGACTGGCAAAAGAGCCAGATGATAATGAAGGTAGCCAAGAACAGACATGGTGGACTCGGTGAAGTCGCACTCAAGTTTGAGGGCCACCTTTCCAGAGTGATTGGGTAGGCTTATGGGGTGGATGACAATGTGGCACTCTGTTGCCGATGTGGAGCAACTTGGAAGGTCAATACGCATAAACGCAAGCGTAAAGACCTCAAGTGTCAATCCTGTCGTATGCACCGAGCCTTGGTCATCAAGTATGGCTCTGAGAAGTGCATCCCTTGGCAGGGAGATTTCGACAAGGCTACACTCAGTATTCCAATCTTTGACGGCAAGCCAGTATTGCCTGGCATTAGGTCTTGTGGGCATAGCGACTGCACCAATCCCAATCATGTCGTTGGTGACCACTAGAGTAAAACAACAAATCGGAAGGAAATAAAGAGATGGCAATAATCAAAGTAAAGGGCAGTATCAGTCGAGTATTTTACGAAGGCAAGGGAATCGAAGTAGTTGAGTCTTTTGAAACTAAGACTGGCGACACAATCAACAAGCGCTACACAGTTTGGCTAAAGCAGCCAACCACGCTTGATGTTGGTGACACAGTACAGGTTGAGGGTCTTTACTCATCTGAGATTGACAACTGGACCAACAAGGAAGGCGAAGCAAAGCAGTCCATCAAGGTAAGCATCAACAACCCTTTGGTAGTCCCAGCCGAGCCTCTAAACATTGTCAAGGGAATCTTTGAACCGACTCACTCGGAGCCAAGTCCCTTTTGAGAAATCTCCGTTGGCTAGTCCCTGCCCTCACCGCCGGCATACTAATAAACCTATCTACGCAACCTAAAAGCGTTC